TCTAAACTCGAACCGACTTTTGCTGCCTGAACTGCTGCTTCGGCTAATCCTTGTGCTCCCATAGTTGAGAACTCTGCAAATGTTGCCATATTGGAAGCGATGTCAGCAATTACATTACCTGCAGCCACCCCTTCATTAACTGCTAAATTACCAATATTCCTTATAAGTTCAGTAGCTTGGTCATTAGAAGCTCCTGTCATATCCATTAATTGTTTCTGAATAGATATAATTTCTTTGGTTTCTGCTCCGTATCTTGTAGCTAATTGACCAATTTGAACAATATTACCCGCCGTAATTTGGTTTAATGTTCCAAAAGTATCTGATAACTCACCTGCAATAGTTTTTGCACTCTTACCAGTTCCAATTAAAGCAACACTGGCTGCCATAATTGAACCTTGTAATTTAGTTGCTTGAGTAACTGACGAACCTAATTCTTTTGATAAGTCTCTCGTATAGTTTACTGCCATAGAAATAGCAGTAGCGATTGCTAAGACAACTGCCGCAATTTTTACATATGGATTCATTTCTGTAATTCTATTCCAAAGAAGTTGTGCAGCTGATGATTTTTTGATTCCGTCTTCACTTTCTGACAATGACCTGGCTAAATCTGCTCCTGCGAGTTGTACTGCTTGTTCAAATTCATCGTTGACAAAACGACTCCAATACTTCCCAACTAACGGTATCTTATCAGTAAAAGATGTAATGTTATCTCGTATCTTACCGGTTTGGTCTACGGTATCGGCAAAAGCTCTATTAATACCTACTATTGTATCTTCTTTAGCAAAATCAGTTTCTAATGCCTTTAAACTTTTATCACCTTGTTTGCTTTTTGTAAATCTCATATCAGGAGTTCCATCAGCTTTTTTTGGCATATTTGCAGATATTTCGTCCCGCATTCTTTGTCGTTCACCAAAATCAACCTTTAATTTAGCAGAATCAGTTCCAATGTTTTTTAAATCATCAAATGTACCTTTTAATCTACCTGATATTTTTTTATATAATTCTAATTGATATTCCTTTTCTTCGATTTCCTTCATAATGGCTTGGGTTTGGTCTTCGGTTAAATCTTGTGTATTTAGTCTTTTTCTTAGTCGTTCTGTATCAGTAATTAAATTACCTTGCGTTTCATTAATTTGTGTAAAAAATTCAGTAAACTTTTCTGCTCCGTTTTCTCCTAATAAATTATCAAAAGTTTTACCGCTTCGTTTAACATCTCCTCCAAAGTCTCGAAGGTCTTGTGCGAGTGATTTAAATTCTTGAGTTGATTCACCAACTATGTCGTTGTATTCTCTTTGGACTTTTGTGGCGTCTCGTTTTGCTATGGTTTCCTCAGCTTGAGCCTTCCTTAAAGCATCTTTTTGTTTCTGAGTAATTTCTCTACCTTCTGCTACTGCTAACGCTTGAGCTACTTTTAAATCATTGACTTTGTCGGTGGCATCAGTTGCCACTTCAGAAAGCTTCTTAAATACTCTTCCTAGCTCTTCTACTTGTAATATAGTTGTTCTTGCCATAGTTGTTTATTGTGATTGATTGTTTGTAAAAAACTTTTACTTTAATAGATTCTGAACATCTCTTTTGACTCTATCTGCATATTCGTCTCCGTATTCTTGTCTAAACGCATCATTAAAATCATCTATACCTTTGTTTAGATTATCAACGGATTTTTTAATTTTTGGATTTTTTTTCACCATATCTTGTACGGTTTTACCCATTTTCTTTCGTATTAATGCAGAAAATATTTTTGATAATACTTCGTCAATTCTTTGTTGTTCTGTGAGTTTGTTCTTCATCAATAATAAATATCAAGTTTTAAGATTTTTGGAATGTTGGTCTAGCAATTTGTGTAGAATTTCCTTTAGCCTTTTCTATCGCTTCTTTTTCTTGATTTTTGGCATCAACTAACTTTTGACCATAATATCTTCTTAAAGGTAATGGCATATTGTAGAGTTCGTTGTGAGTGAACCCATTTCCATAATAGGCAATGTTGAAGATTTCTTCGTGGATAGCCGCCCTATTACTCGGCGGCTGGCCAAAAAAATTCTATCCCTAATGGAATATCAATTTTATGATTTCCACCAGTTTGACTCGTATAATCAAACTTCATCACGACATCTGGTTCTATTTTATCACGATATTTTCTAAATGCTCTAGCGTCTAATGCTAAAAAACTATTATCAACAAATTCATCTATGAATTTTTGGTCTTTATTTCCGTCTGCTGATTGTATCATATGTTTTAGACGAGTTGAAAGTCCTTTATCAATACCTGTAAGTTCTTTTAACTTTTCATAATCTTTTAAGACTGATTGTATTTGAACTTCGTCTTGTTCTGTTAATAATTTAAATTCTATAATATTTTTAGAATTAGGTAATTCAAAACTAAATAGATTTCCATTTTCATACAATGATACATCTATTTCTTTGTGTTGTATTGTGGTTAAGTCGATAACTTGCTTTACTTGTTGTTGTGTGTCAGGGTCAGTAATGGTAACATCATAGTCTTTTCCGTATCCTAAAATACGAGTTCCGAGTAAAAGTGCATTTTTATCCCCAAGTAATAAATCACTTGTTTTGATTTTTGGGTCTGCTATGACACTTTCTAAAAGTTTGTCAATTACTTTACCTTGTTGAATTAGATTTGTGGAAGTTAAGATATCTTCCTCTTTTGCTGTCATATATTTGACATCTATTGTTCCACTACGCAAAGGACTATCTTCGGGATATAATAATCCCTGTGAAGGTAAAGATAGAACTTCAGTAGGAAATCCATACTGATTTTCAGCCATTGTTTACTCCTTGATTAATACTGAATTAATAACTTATTTTTTGCCCATAATCTTTTCAGCACCTGCGATACCGAAAGAACCTAATGTTATGAATACAAATGAATTGTATACCATATCATTTATGACCAAATCTTTTCCAACGATTCCTGTTCCTAAATCAACAATTGCGAATATTGTCATTACTGCGAATGCTGCAAATCCAATTATTGATTTTTCATTGTAATCGTTATCATCTTTAAATATTGCCCACATAACTATTCTCCTTAGAATTGTAGTATTGCGTAGTCGTATCTTAGTGTTAAGGATACTTCAGCTGGATTAGCATCTGAGTAAGTTAAATCACTAAAGTCAGCTGTGGTAATGAAAGCACCTTTTAGTGTCCACTCCTCAACTTTATCACCGACTGGTCCCAATACATTAAAAGTAATATCTTTTTTGTAGAAATCTGAGTATCCGTCACGACCAGTTACTGATTCGTGATGTAGTCTTACCCACTCCATAACTGATTGTGCTCCTGATGGAACGATTGGGTCGTATAGAGTTACTGTGATTGGTTGCCACTCTGCTTTTCCTTTAACATATCGTTTTACATTGATATGGTCAAGAGCGACTTCACCTAAGTTTATAGCCGGTCTTGCTAATGTTTTAACTAAATATGCAGGAATTCCGTCAATTTCCATAATGAACCTGTTCGACATTTTTGGTTCAAATGGTGTAAAAAATATTTCATTTGGGTCTAACATTGCCACTTTATTTCTCCTGTAAAGTTTATTACTTTTCAGTAATAAATATAAGAAAATTAAAAAAGATGATTTCCTATAACGATTTATTTTGATATATTTTTTCGAAGTTTTTTTGAAGTTTTTACTTGACATTGTCATTTATTCATTGTATATTATAGTATGATTGATGAGATAATATGTGAAGAGTGTGGTGTTGAAATAGACGGCTTTTTCCTTTGCGATGATTGTGAAGAAGAACTCTTTGAAGAAAATAATTAAAAAAAAGCTTGACATTTACAAATAGTATTTGTATATTATAGTGTTATGATAATGATAAAGGAAAACGAAATGACTGAAAATACAACAATTCAACCGAGAAATTACCAAGATACTTTTGTAGAAAGATGTTTTGGTTTTGACAATAGGACATTTACTATGAATGTCTATCAATATAACCACAATCCTATGGAATTGTATGAAGCTAATCAAAATCAACCAAGATTAAATCTTGAAGATTATAATAATGATGATTATAATGAAGTAGCTCATTACAAAGGTATTCCTATGGAATTTAGGTGGAATCCGGTTATTAGAGAAATGATGATGACTGGTAATTATAGAATTAGATATCGTGGTGGTAGCAAACCACAATATGGTTATCGTAGAAGTCAATACAATACGATAGCAGAATATGCTGATACATTTGCTATTTATCCTAAATAGGTGTTAATATCGTAATCGTAAGAACCTATTGAGTTGTGGGTTTTCGGTGACTACTTATTTGGAACCGAAGGGTTATGTAGGGTTTCACGAAATTAGAAACAACCCTTGTGAGTTAGGTGGTTAAACTCTCAAAATTTTTCTTCCTGATTATCATAACAAAAAACCCCCGAGAGTATCGGGGGTTTTTCTTATAGGTTGTGTTCCTATTATTCAGGGAATGCTGCTCCTGTTGGTTGAACCACAAAGTCCAATACGATGAACTCAGCTGTTCTTGTAGGTTGAATGAAGATTTGACCAATTAATTGGTTTCTATCTACAACATCTGGTGTGTTGTTTGAATCATCCATTACTACTCTGAATGCTGTTAATCCACTATTTGCTTGAACCGTATCTAAGTAAGGATTCACAATATTTAGGAATCTGTTTCTTAGAGCTGCTGTGTTTTGTTCAAATACCAAGAATCTTGATGTAGAAGCGATGAACTTTCTTAAGTTAATCAACAATCTTCTTACATTGATTCTGTCTAATGCACTTGGTTTACCTTGAAGTGTTTTTTGTCCGAACACCACTACACCTTGACCTGGGAAAGATGCGATTGGATTTACACGATTTTCATATAAATCATCTCTTTCTGCGTTGGTTAGTCTTGTTTCGGCTTCTAATACTTCTGTTAAACCACCACGATTTAGACCTGCTGGTGCAAACCACTCTTGACCTATTGCGTCATTGTTTGCGTAAACACCTGGCATCACAACTGAAGGTGGTACCCAAGTTGGTCTACCTTTAACACTATCCAAGATTTTAACCCAAGGATAATAGGTTCCAACATAATTTGAGTCCACTGCAGTTACATTATTGATTGCATTTTGAATTGAAGCACCATATGGTGAACCATCCATAATGAAGAATGCATCTGCTCTATCTTCAATTTTGTCTATTGCGTGATTTGTTACACTTGGGTGTAATGAATGAATAACACCTGGTAATGCCAATAGATTAATATCAAACTCATCTGGATTTGAAATAGCATTGATTGCTCTTCTGTAAGCTACTGAACCACTTGCGTTAGCGTCGTTCAAATCAAATCCTTGTGAATTTGTAGCACTGATGTTTGTTCCTGTTGAGAATGTTCTTGCTGGATTGTCTCCGTCAAAACCACCTTGGAAAGGAACTAAGAACTTTCTTTGTTGGAAAGCTGATACATCTAATGTTATCTTTTGACTTCCTGATGCGTGTGTTGTTCCAAACACTGATGCATCGTCGTTACCGAATGCGTTTTCCAAACTCATAGTTACATTGTTTCCAGATTGTGCACCTGTTGGTGTTGGTCCTAAGTATTCAGTGTTGTCTGAATTACCGAAGTCAAATCCATAATATGCATTTCTGTCAAATGTACCTCTTGAGTTTAATTGACCACCATTACTTGTAATTCCTTTGAATGAAGCTGTTGGGAATGTCATTGAACCACTACCTGCAAGTGATGCTACACTCGCTACGTGTGGTTTCAATACTGCTGCAAATCCCATAGGAACTAAGTCTTTTGAAATACCTGTCAATGCTGAATAATCTGAAATATAAATGTATTTAGATTGATTTGGATAATCACCATTGTAGGTAAGTTTACCATTTGAATCTATTGTTACATATCTATCACCGATTACTCTTGGTAGGTAATTTGTTGAGTCTTCGTCAAAATTTAGATTTTGGAAGTTTTCTAAAATTGTTCCATCATCATTTTGACCTGGGTTATTTACAATCACTTGTAAACTAAATGAACCATAATCAGAACCTGGAACATCTGCTGGTCTTTTAACATCAGTGATACCGATTCTGTATTTTGAACTTTCTGTTGTTCCGTGTGCCAATGTATTGACTTTGAACAACGAAGTTCTGGTTGAGTTTACTAATTGTGATGTAATGGAAGGTGTTGTTGCAACTTTATAGTTGAATGAAAAGTTTTCATCTGAACCAGTAGCTACAGTAATACTAGCGGTTGCATTCATTAAATTTTGTGTTTTTAAGAAGTTTGAATACACATAAACATCATTGTTTGCATCTTGAGCATCTTCACTAAATACTTTACCAATGTAATTTGCGGAACTTGAATTAAATGATAATGCGTATGAAGTTCCGTTAATTGCTAATGTAAATGAGTTTTTAGTTGCTCCGTTTGTCAACAAGATAGAACCAGATGTTGTTAAGTCTAATGTATCTGGGTTTGCTGCACCTCTTGAAGGTTTTAGTGTAGCTGCTACAAAGTGTCCGTTTGAACCACTAATACCTAAAGAAATTGTGTCATTTGCGTATCCACCTAATCCTAAAACACGAACGATTGTTACTGCTCCTGAATTGCGAAGGTATTGCTTCGCTGTAAACGGAACATAAAAGTTCTGGCTTTCTTTACCAAAGATTTGTTCGAACTCACCAAAAGAACTAACTAATGTCGGAACAAATGCAGGACCTGATTCTGTTGGTCCGATTAATGCTGCTCCGATTTCGCCTATTCCTTGTGGTAAGAAAGTTAAATCTTTTTCTCTGGTAAATACTCCAGGACTTACGATTCTTTCTGCCATTATTTTTCTCCTAATTAGGTTATATCGTAAGTATAAATATCATTTTAAAAAGTCAAAATATACTTAGGAAACCAATTTTTTTATTTAGTTGGTGTGAAAACGCCAGTAGTTGGGTCAAGGTTTCCTGGACCATACTTTTCGTTTAATTCACCGACTAATGTTTGTTCTGTTGAAACTAAATTAGAATATTCTGTTTCTAAACGAAGTTTTTCGTCTGATAGATTATCTAATCTTTGTTCCAATTGAATTCTTGAAATTTCTAACGCACCCATAGAATTACGAATATTATCATAACCTTGTTGTAATTCTTGTAATGATGTTAATTCTTCTTGAGTGAATTTCATTTCTTTTGATTTTTTAGCCATTATAACTCCTGTTTTGGTTTAGTAATAAATATCAAGTTAATTGTTCAAACAATCACATTTTTGTTTGATTTCATCAACTTCTTGTTTTAATTCTTTGATAGATTCAATCAATAATGGAACGATTTTTTCATACTTGACTGCTAAGTATCCATTATCTCTTTCGGTTACGAGTTCTGGTAGAACTTCTTGGATTTCTTGTGCGATAACTCCAACATCTTTTCCTATATAAGTTTCTTGTTTGTCGTTCCAATCAAATGTATAACCACCTATTTTTTCAATCTTTTCTAATGGATTTTCTATACGAACAATATTGTCTTTTAATCTTTTATCTGATGAATAGAAAGCAATAACATCATTAGTTGCTCTTAAATCTCCATTTTCTATTGCAACATTTCCTGATTCATCTTCTTGTATAAGTTTTTTCCAATTACCCCAACTTCCAGCAATTGAAGCGTTTCTGTGATAAATGTAACCATTGTCTGTAAATCCTAAATTATGAGTATGTCCACCAGAAGTATCGTTCCATTGCTGAAATGTCATTACACCGTGATAAGTTCCTCCGTCTGATAATCCGTCTGCTGAATTACTTTTGAAATCAAATCTTACACCCTTAAGTCCTAAATCTGTTGAACCAGAAGTGGCTCTATTATCGTGAACTTCAAAGTTACCATCTGAGTTGATTGCCACTACATTATTAGTTTGGTATGTTCCTGTTATATCAACACCACCAGTAACTCCTAATTCACTTCCATTGAAACTTAAATTAGTTTCCGCAGTTATCGCACCTGTTCCGTTACCTGTAAGAACTCTATCTGTTGTTAATGATGTAGCACCGGTTCCACCTTCTGCAACTGCAAGTGCTGTTCCTAATGTCAATGCTCCGGAAACATCTACATTTTGTTGGAATTGAAATGTGCCACTACTATTGACAACCAATCTATTAGCTGCTGCATTAGCATCATATATGGATAATTGATTTATGCCACCACCTGCTGATAAGAAATAATCTGAATTGTCTGTTGACAGTCTTAAATGAGAACCTTTTGATGCTCCAGTTTCGTGAACAGTTAAATAATTACTTGATGGTTCGTGTGTAACACTTTCACTTCCATCACCCGAACTAAAATTACCATTAGTTGCATTAAAAGTAAGATTAGATTCTGCTTGGATTGCACTTGTTCCATTACCTGTAAGAATTCCGTTTGATGTTAATGTGGTAACACCTGTTCCACCCTCAGATACGGGTAGAGCAGTGTCTAATGATAAAGATGATAGTGAACCTGCACTACCGCTTG